TCCTTTAAAGTTATTTGTTTATTTTTAAATGAGTAACTGAATCCCTCTGCTTACGATATTCTGCATAAGCCCTGCGATCATCAGGATTACTCATATCTAAGTCCGCAATATTTAAAGTCTTTTGCGTTATTGACTTTCCCACATTACTTACACTTCCACTTCCTGACGGAGTTGCGCTTTGAAAGTGTGCGTTCTGCGTTAAAAACTCTTGTACTGCTTCATCAACAGTCAATAAGTCGCCATCTTTGTTATATCTAGGAGTTCCTGAATTATCAAGTACTTCTACCTTACCTTCTTTATTTAATTGAACTCTAGATTTCATTAATTCCTTAATTTGTTCAGGATTAATTGCTCTATGCTGAGATGCAGCATTAATTAACTGCTTATCTATTCTCTCGCTTTTAAGTTCTTGTTCTAACTTGGATAGCTTTTCATTATACTCAACAGTTTTCTTTTTCATTACTTCATCAAACTTGCCTCTTTCAAGCTGCTTTTCTTCTTCAACTTTTCTGCGTTCTTCAATAGCAGCTTTGGCTTCTTCTAGATTAGTAACTCCCAGTTGTTCTAATAATTGTTTCTCTTGTCTATAGAGCCTATCTTTGACTACCTTATCAATATCAAATTGACTTGGCTTTGGTTGCTCTACAATTTTCTCTTGTGTATCTTTATTTACTTCTTCCTGCTTTGTCTGTTCCACCTGTTCCGTTTTATTCTCGTCAGACATAATATAACTCCTTTATTAGTTATTTATTAAACAGATATAGTTATTTACTTTAATCTTCAATAGGAAAAGGTAATGAATCATATAAATCATCATACATATCTAATTCATCTTGTGGAACTTTATCTCTTAATTCATCTAATTTTTTAATTATATCTTCAGGTAATGGATCAATTTTAAATAAATCCATAGCTTGTTCAAATGCTTCTGATAGTTTTTTTGCCATTAATGCCCCTTCATTTTACTTTTTATAGCTTTTTCCATTAGATCATCCATGTACTCCACTAAACCTTTATTAAATTCTTCCAATGCTTTTCTATTTGTTGCATATGCAGTAAATAATTCAGCATGGTATTCATGTTTGTTTTTAGTTCCATATTTTGTCAATATCATATTTTTATTAATAACTCTGTTAGCAGCTTTATTAGCATCATTCATAAATTTAAAAGCATCCATAACAGAATTAATTTGTCCTATATCTGCATTGTATGCGTAATAATGAACTTGATGTCCTAGTTCGTGTAACATAGTAAACATTACTTGTTCTTCTGTACCTGCCTCTACTCCTGAAGAAATTGACCAATCAGCATTTTTCTTTTCTCCAAAAATTAATTTACTTTGATAATCACCTTTATTATTTTTAGTTCTTTCTAAAGTTGTTCTAGTTGATTCTTGTATTTTCTTTGGATTTATTTTTTTAAAATCATCATTTTCTTTTATCCATGCTAAAGGTAAATTATTTAATGGTGACGCATATCCTTTTACTCTTGGTTTTTTTGGATAACCATTAATATCTGCTTCACCTATTGTTTTTATATCTGTTTGTCTATACCCATAATCAAACTTATGATCTATATCTTTAATATTATTTTGATAGACTTTATTGAATTTTTCAAATTCATTTTTTCTAAAATTTTTCATTGTAACTTGTTTACTCATAAAGGTTAATGTCATTCCTGTTTTCTCTATAAATCTACTTATTTTTTCATTTGATATTTCTTGACCTTCTAATTTATTCATAATGTTTTGAAATTCGTTAGTATTACTATTTGGGAAACTTGAATAGAATTTATTATTATTAATTTTAAAAGTTCCTTTTTCTTCTTTTGATTTAGGTTTTTCTTTTACTTTACCAACCTTTTCTTTTACTTCAGGTATATCATCCCAAGCGGGATCATAAGGTACAAAGCTATGGCGGCATCTATAACCACCTCTATTAATGAATGGATCACTGCCTGATTTACCCTTCCAGTTGCCAGTAAAGATATCTCTCCATTCTTCTTCTGTTCTAACTTCATTTAGATATGTTCTACAAAATTCTCTAGTGGTGATAATGTTTGTGCCAGTGTATTTAAATGATGTAATACCTGCTTCTTCACCTTTGTATTTAGTAAACTGCCCATCAAATTGCATAATGCTATCATGCGCAATCTGAGATGCGTACTTTCGCATATTCTCACCTCTGATATCAGAAGCATATTTGCTATGAAGTATCTTTCTAGCATCTTCAAACTTCTTCTTAGAGATAGGATCATCTGAGTATCTATTTTCTTCTACAATATCTACTAGCCTATTGATTGCAGCTTCATTACTTCGTCTATAGACACCATTAACTGCGCCTCTGATATTCTGCACCATCTCAGGGAATGGTTTACCAACAATAGCGGATTGATAGACCTCATTTGCAATCGTATCTAGAAATCTATTAGCTACATTTTCAAATCCACTAAATGATAACTGCTTTAATTGATTGATTAATACAAGATCAGGTTGAGTAAGTGTTTTAAATTTAGGTGATACAAGATTATCAGGAATAGTCCTGATATAGTCCATATATCCTTTAACAACTTCGTCATATTCTGAGATTATCTTTGATCCTTCTTTAAGATAATTCTGCTCTATTAGTCTTTTGAGATTTGGTCTAAGTTTTATAGCTAATTGTGTAGTAAGTGGTATTCCGTCAGTGGCTTCCTGAATTGTATTGATTATATCTTCTTCAAGATCAAATAGAACTTTAGAAATTCTTTGTTCGTGAGAAGCAGCTAGTTTTGATAATATCTCTTGTTTGGTAGCCATCCCATTTTGTATATAACAGGATGGCTAATTAGTAAATACAGGATTATTAGGCAACCTCCCTAATCAAAGATTGCCCTACATCTCTAAATTGTCTTACATTAACTAATTGAGATTGTAATTTCTCAATTCTTTTATTTTTTAGCTTAGTTTGATGTGCAACATATTTAGGATTTCTTTTTTCGTCACTGTTAAGATCAGAAATTTCTTTTTCTAAGTTAGCAATTTGTCTATTTACCTTAGTGTTTTTTTCGTGAGCCTTAAACTCAGTCCAAATTGCATTGAAGTTATCAGAAGTAATCTCAAAGATATTACCCTGAGTAGCATTACCATTCTTAGTAATGTTATGGATAGTAGTTGGATATTGACCAAAGATTTTACCATACTTGCTGCAGTTCCACTTAACAGAAGTTCTGATTTCACATTCTGTTTTGTTCTCAGTAGCAATTAAAATCTTAGTAGTTGGATAACCTTTAAGATCAAAAGTGCTGATATCACATTTTGCTACAGTGCTGCAGTAATCAATCTTAGCAACCATGCCAACAACTCTGTTTAAGTACATATCAAAAACATTGTTAATCTCAGCTTTTGTTCTAAGCATAATTTCTTTTTCAATATTCTCCATTGTATCAACTGTATAAATTTCGTGAGTTGTTTCTTCATAACCATTATTTGCATACTGCTTATTCTCAACCCAAGTTTTAATTCTTTTACTTAAAACAAAAACTACATTGAAATATGAGAATTTATCTTTAACTGAAAATACTGGTCTGTTATTACTCATAAGTTGAAAGTATGATCTATTATCAACTTCAGTCTTAAAACCATTTTCAACAACTTCAGCTTTTAGATATTTATAATTTGAAGTTTCACTATCTTCATTGTGTTTACTAACAATACTATCAATTCTAGAAATCTTATTTTTGATGATTTCCATTCTTTTGTTAAATGCTTCAGTAATAGCAGCATTTCTTCTAGAGTTAATTTCATTAATGAAATTTTCTAATAGTAAGTTTGACATTTTAGTTTCTCCTGTATTTGTGTTCATGAGTATAGTTATAAGGAAATTATAACTAAATTGCAAGTGCCTTTTTTACTATAAAGGAAAGTTTTTTTTCCATGCCCTGATTGACCAATAGGCAGGAGATAGGGTTTTTTGCCCTTTTACACGCTTTAAAACACCCCCCATTCTAGCCAAAAATGACCTTTGTCTAGCAGGGATATTCTTCTTTATTTTCATATTAGGATCGCCAAATCTGACTACTTTTACATTACCAGTCTTGGTATCTTTGATATATACGCCAAATTTCTTTGATTTATTGGGTGTTCTGAATGGTTTATTTAGTGTGACATTCTTGCCTTGATACTTAGCCATTACCTTGCCCTCTATATGCCTTAAAATTCCTTTTTTTAGCCTTATTCATAGTGGAGGTAGATATTCTCCCATGCCCAATAGTAGTTTTCTTAGATACTGGCTCAATCTCAACTTTATTTGTTTGCTGCTTCTTAGCCATTACTTTTTCTTCTTGTATTTTCTAGCTGAACTTAGAGCAATAGCGATTGCTTGCTTTCTTGGCTTACCTGATTTGATCTCTTTCCTGATATTGGATGAGATGGTTTTTTTTCCATATCCTTTTTTAAGTGGCATTGTTCAGTCCTTTTCTTCCAATGTTCATAACATAACAATTCTAACATTCCAAATCTATAAGAATATCCGAATGCTGCGTATTTACCACAATGGCAGCGCTTCTTCCCATGCTGCTCATGTGTCCAGTTATAGAAATCTGTAGTAGATACTGTGGTGCTATTAGGATGAGTAGGTGACATCCTCTAACAAAATAGTGAAACTTCCTGACACTGCGCAAGTAGCATCTGCTTTTGCTCTTAGTTCAATATCTGTTTTTTCACTAATAGGAATTGGCATTTCAAATACTCTGTATAAAGGAACTGCGAATGTAGTTTGATATCCAATAGTATTCCAAACATTACCATTATTGATCTGTTTAGAAATAATCTTAGCTTCAATCTCTTTTTGCTTACTCATTCCAATAGATGCTGAAACCATCCATGCTTTTTTATTTGCAGGTACAGTGTAAACCGCACTTAGATTAGAGCCATATCCTGCATTAATATAAGCAACTGTTTTAGCATTAACTGTAATAGTAATATTACCTACATTAGCATCACCAGTATTTGCAGTAACCATTCTTGCTGAAAATACCCTAATGAATGTAGTTGTAGATGCACTTCCGCCAATAGTAATTGTTTCAGATGCTTCTACATAATTTTGGTCTAGCCCTGTAATGAGAATAGTACCACCATCATCAGATGCACTATTAGAACTTGTTGCTACTGCGGTTGTTGCTGCAGTTGGATAACTATATAATCCTGTTCCACCCCATACAGTTGCAAATGTAGTAGAAACTGCAGTGTTATATCCAAATTGACCAATAGCACTAAAATTATCTACAATTCCTTTTTGTACGGCTATACCATAAGGTAAATCAATATTCTGATCGTCAAATTTAGGCAATAGTTTCTCCTGCTATAGCGGTTGTTGAGAATTGCCCAATAGGTGCAGCTTTAGCGTCTATCTCTGCATCTATAGTATTGATAACATCATCATCATCTATTACTGCTCTTGCAATTTGTTTATCTACTTCTTTAGCAAATGTATCTGAAGGTACGCCACTAGCTTTAGCTGCCTGTAAGAACTGTAGATCACTAGCATAATCTCTTAGATTAAAACTATCAGGATAAATTATCTCTCCGTCAAATGTTTGGTTTTGCCATTCAGCAAATAAATTCCAAATCTGTTCTTCAGCATTCTGTAAGTAGTCAGCTTTCTCAGATAATCTAGCATTTAATAATTGAAACTCTGTTTGTAATGCAATACCTGATTGTACTCTGTCCTGAGTTGCTCTTACTGCTCCCATGTGTGTAATTCTATTAATAGCTTCTACCTTCATGTTTATATTGTTCATAATTCCATCTAATGATTGTGATGAAGGTTGAATTAAATATGGTTTTAAGTTGCTATCTAAATCTTCAGGCATTTCAATAATTGATCCTGCACCTGCACTAGCTTCTACATTAGGAGTTTTAACTAATGAAGGATGATTGGATAACCTAATTAATTGCTCAATTTCTGAGTAGTCATTGTAAATAGCTTTTTGTAGTTCTGCCACATCATTGAGATCAGATATACCAATACCTCTACGCTGAGATTTCTGATTGTATAAAACAACCGCAGGAACTTTACCTAACATATTTGGGATTTCATAAATCAGCATTGGTTTAGCACTAGAATAGCCTTTGCTAAAATCTGCTACTTTGTAAGTACAGATATCTTCCATTGTCCATACTCTAATGGTGGCTACATCATTAAATAAATCTTCTAGTAGTGTTAATGATGTTAAATAAAACTTACCATTAATTGCTCGTTCAAAATTCCAGTTTAAGACATTCTCAGGTGTATAAATACTCATGTATGGTCGGATATCTAACTGGATTTCTTCTGCCCTTGTTTGTGTTTGCACTGCAGGTTTATCTATCAATGCCCAACAAGTTCCATAGATAGATGCGTTTACTTGCATCTCACGAATTACATTATTAAATGATCTCCCATCTAAATCAGCATCATTAATAAAACTCTCTAGCTGCGGATCACCAGTTAATGATCCATAATCTCTTGTAGGTGGTACTCTGAAAAGGAAAGACGAATATATTTGCACCACATTCTTACAATGATTATCAATCGGAGTATTGTTTGCTCGTTTAAGATATTCTTCATCAGTTTCTAAAATGTATCTATTGAGTTGATAGCCATTCTGATAATCCTGACCACCTAGATAAGACATTAAATGAAAATGCCAATCATTGATCTTCTCCTGATAGTTATTGTGTCTTGATGTTAAATATTCTCTACTATAGCCTGCCATTAACTCCACCTTTTCGGTTTACTAGGCACAAAATCCCTTCTTACTGGGAACAAGTATTCAACTAAATATCCTAATGCATCATTCATGTGGTCGTAATTATTATCCTTATCAGGTATAGTCGTGCCTTCCTTGTAAATTTGTCTTTCAATGCTTTTTAACACATTTTTACAGTTATTAGCAATAAATAAAGTTCTAACTCCATTAGCATTCTTCAGTTTAGTATTTACTGCATTGATCCTATCTCTAATTAGCGGATGATTGTTTCTAACTCTAATATTAAATCCTGCGTTCTTTAAAATAGATAAATCAGTTACTCCACCTGCGGATGTTTTTCTTTGCTTTGCTGCAGGATCAGGATAAATGAATATATGTTTATCTTTAAACCTGTTCTTGATTTCTTCAACTACCTCGTAGGTATTGGAACTATAAATAACGATCTCGTCATAAACATATATAGTATTTCCTTTTAATTCAGTCACTGCAGCCGCCATTGGATCCACATTGAAATCAAGCCCTATATGTACTTCTGCAGTCTTAGGAACATAGTTCTCTACTACATTCTCTCTCCTATCAAAGTTGTAATATATCTGACCTGCATAGTTTACAAATGAAGCCATATATTCTTGTTTAAATGTTCTCTCATCTAGATCAGATTTAGCTTGATCTATTTCTTGTGGTGATACTTGCCCACCTTCTAATGTAGTGTATTGAAATGATGCCCAATTATTATCATCCTTTTCTCTAGTAAATAAATTGTAAGACCAGTTGCCATATCCTCTTGGAGTTCCACAGAATAGAGCCGCACCCATTTTTCCTTTATCACTTAAAGTTGGTCGTAATACTTCCGTATAAGCATGTTCTTTTATGTCCGCAAATTCATCCATCACTAAGAAATCTAATCCAACACCTCTAAGGCTATTCTCATTATCTGCGCCTCTCAGGGATATCTCACTGCCATTTTTTAAAGTTATTTTTAGGTCGCTATGATTGACCTTACTGATCCATTTATGTTTGGTCATTCTGTCCACAAGATCATTCCAAACAATGTCTTTAGCCATTCTATAGGTAGGCGCTACATACCAAACTTTCTTTTTAGGATATCTTGCGAACTTAGCTATTTCTTGAACACATAAAAAAGTCTTACCAAATCTTCTCCCTGTAATAAGAACTCTAAAACGCTTATTACATTCTAGTATTTTTTTTTGGGGTTTAGATAAAGGCATTAAATCCAGTTTAAAGTTGGCTTACCTTGATAATTTTTATTCCATATAAACCAAGCAAAAGCTAACATTCCGCCACCATGTGTTTTTTTATTACTATTAGGATTTGTAAATGTAATTCTTCTAGAAAATATATGTACTTTTTCTAATGGTGTTTCTTGAAACATTTTTTGTCTAGCAACACCCTCTAAAAAATTAATTCTTAACATAAATGCTACTTTGTTGTTGCTTAGTTCTAATGCTTTATAAACAAATTCTAAAGATAATTTAAATGGTGGATTTGTTATTATATTTTCAGTTCTTCTATTTGATAATAAGAAATCAATACCTGTTTTACCATAACCTCTATCAATTAAATCAGAAGAATGAACATTGTAGCCTTTATTAATTAAAACATTAGATATAGCACCATCTCCACAAGCACATTCCCATATCTCACCATTAAATGATTCTACATCCAATAATCTTTCTGTAGCCATTGGAGGGGTTGGATAAAAGTCGTTTTTCTCTCTATTATTTTCTAAATTATGACCTGCTAATCTGTACTTTGTTAGTTTATTACCTTGACTAACATTTAAAGCGTCATCTGATCCTGCCATTAGTCAATAGACCAAGCTAATGGTTGGTCATTATCAGTTGCAGCGCCATTCTCAGATTGATCTAACATATTTCTACCAAGCCATATCTGCATGGGTACTGATCCTTTTTGCGCTGATTGCCATTGTAATTCTCTTAAACGCAGCTTTTGTTCTGCTCTACCTAATTTAAGATATTCGGAATAACTTTTTCTCAATAAACTTTCGTCACAACCAAAATAATCAGCTATCTCAATATTAGTTGATCCCAGTTGTGCCAACTTCCTTACAACTTCTCCTGATATTTCATACTTTTTTGGTCTTGCCATTTTCTATCCTCTTTCACTGGTAGAGTGTACCTTACTTTAGTTTTGTGCCGCAATTAGGACATGATTTTTCCGTCTTAATCTTTGCCACATCTTCTTCTTTATCAAATGTAAGGAAATCTTCAAGTTCTTTGGTATCAAAGCCAGTTAGTTCTAAATCTGTGTTGAAGTCTAATAGATCAGTAAATTCTTTATGCAATAATGAAAAATCCCATTCACTATACTCATTTGTTTTATTATCTGCTATTCTATACGCTTTTGCTTTTTCAGGGGTTAGATCAGCAATTAATACTGGTATCTCTTTACATTCTAGTATTTTTGCAGCTTCATATCTTGAATGTCCTGCAATAATAACTCCTGCTCTATCTACTACGATAGGTTGCTGCCAACCAAATTGCTTAATGCTCTGAACTACTTTATCTAGATTTTTCTTTTTTCTTGGGTTTCTACTGTATGGTTTAATATCAGTAATAGCTTTTAATTGAACATTCATTAGTGAAATGTGACTTGTGGTTTTAATTCAAAACCCATCATTTGCATTACCAACTCTAAACTTCTTTCAGCATCTTCTTTAGTTTCAAAGATGCCATAATTAACAAAAGCTGAGAATGTACCATCCTTGTTATCAATGATGATATAATTCTGTGGTATTTGCATATCTGATTTACTCATTTAACAATTCAAATTTAGATTTATATAACTATTTTGCAACCATGAATGTATATGGCGTTACTAATAAATCTATCAAGTTTTTGCTTGGTTTGTTCAAGCGCAATACTCGTTCTCAGGCTATTGACAAATTCGTAGAAGTTGAATTTAAACCTGTAGATCGGTATTACGCTAAAGAACTTATGCTTAAACAATTTAGAGATAATTAAACTGGGTTTTGTTCAATAAACTTATCTAGCTTTTGAATATAGTCAAAAGACCACCTCATTGTTTTAATACCTTTTCTTCGCATATCCACATCTGACTTGAATTGCCAATCTTTAAATTCTTTATCCGTCATCTGCTTCTCAGGTACTACTTCTAGATATATCTTCTTGCTAAGAAATCTCTCAAATGCCTTATAAAACTCTCCTTTTTGATTTCTGTAGGTGATGTACTTCTCTCCTAGAGAAACTTTGTTTTCATCTTTGAGTTTTTTCCATTGTTGAAAGCTATCCCACTTATTTGATCTTTTATCTTTCTCATCTAAAACATATTTTTGCCAAAAAATATTAAATTCTTCGGTATATATATTATTTGGTTTATTATTAGTAGTTAGTACTTTGTGGTTAGTAGTTAGTGGTTGCGATCCGTCAAGCATATGCTCAGATGATGCGTTAGCATTACCCCATCTAGCTGCAGCAGCTTTCTTTGATTTATCATGCCTATCTTTAGCCGCCATGATTTCTTCACTGCATCTTTTGTTCTTAATTAAGCCCTGATCTACAGATATCTTGCGCTTTAGGACTAATTCGTTTTTTACTTCCTGTATATCTTCCGTAAATCCTCTGCAAACCAATTCCCAAATAATCGGATCATCAAAAAGCTGATCGTCATTAGTGTAAATTAGGTCTTGGATGCGTCTATAGGCTAGTTCTGCCTTATAGCTTAAAATCATACACCCTGATAATTGGTCATCAGGACAATAGTTTATAAATATCATTTTTGCCATTTTTTCCCCCTGTTGTAGCATTTGATACATTCTTTAATTTTATATAGATCACAAAGCTGCATCATCATATACGCACTATTCAACTTTCTGCAAGTAATACATTGATGAAGTTTCTTATCTTCTATTGATAATTTTGTAGCCATATTAAATACCCCAAATCTCTTGCCTAGCGGTTACCAATTTTGGATTATTCCATATAAAATCATCCACATTTGGTTGATAGATATAAGCAAAGTCTTTAGGCTCATTACAAAGCTGCAATACTCTATCCATTCCTTTAAGAATATTTCTGATCTCAATTTCATGCTCATCAGTAAATACTATTTCTTCAAAATGGTGCTTTGTAGGTGTCACAATGAATAAACTACAGTGAACTGGTTTTTGATATTTCTGTTCTAAGGCTTTTTTGTATATTAGCTGCTGCAACTTATCAGAATGATTAAGTGCCATTCTACCTTTAGTCTTTAGATCAAAAATAAACATACCTTCTTCTCCTAAATCCCATACAAAGTCAGAATATCCAGTAAATGGTATGCCTTCTATTTCTATGGATAGTTCCTCTTGATAAGAATGTAATGGTTGATTGCCAAATCTTGTAAATAAGGCTCTACAATTCTCATAATACTTTGGTATTAACTTTAGATATTTCTGCACTTCGTCTTGATCGTGATAGTCTTTAAGGGTTTGTTGAAAATCCCTTAGTTTCATTTGAGTATTATCTTCACTTTCATTACCATTTAATAAATCCTTTAAGAGTTCCTCAACAATGATCCCTGTAAACATAGCAGGATTTGTACCTGTGTTTATTTTGTAGATTTTATTAATAATAAATTGAGTTGGATAGCTTCGGAATGAATTTAACTTGCTATAACTCATTGGTAGTAAGTCAAACTTACTAAAATTATCTTTATTCATAGTTCCTCCTTAGAATAAATTATTTTGGTGTTTATTTTCTTCTCTAAATTCAAAATAGAGTAGTTGGTGTATATCTGAAGTGAATTTATCCTTCACTGGTACAGAATAAGCAAAGCTGCCAAACTTCTCTATAGGCAAGATCATTTTCTTGTCATAAACCACAATAGCTATATCGCAGTTCTTTCTCTGACAATCTCTAACAACCTTATCTCTTACTGGTGCAAATCCTTTGAACAAAGATTTGATTTTATATTCGTGTAGTTTTCTCATTTACAACATTCTCCTTGTAGTGTTTGTATAATTTATCTGCGTACTTAATGGGATCAACTCCTAATTTTTCCCAAAATAGTCTTTCACCATATTTTGTATGAATAGAATGATGACATGGGTAAAAACATAGTGGTACAACCCTGCTATCATCTCTAATCATAGCGCCATATCTTTTAAGTTGAACATGGTGAGCCTGTATAGTATCGCTGACTTTGTAAGTTCCATCCTTAACCTGACATGAGTAGCATGGTTGGCTGCATACCCACATCAGGTATTTTTTATCCTTTATGATCTTTCTCTTAGAATGGGATAGACTCATGCGGATTTGTGATCGGTGCGGTTTCTGTTTCTTCTTCTCTGTTATTGAGATAATCATTCTCCTCAATCTTAACAGATACTGCATTGATGGCATCACCATTTTTATTTTCGGTTTTTTTCCATAATGCTATGTTATAAAACTTACCTGCTTTCAAAATAATATCTTGGTCAAATTTCATTTTACCATTTTGATATAGCGGTAAGTTATCACCTTCTTGTTTTCTATCGTTAAAAAATAAAGTTATATATACTGACATTTTAAAGACCTCCTTTAGGTTTATTGTCATTAGTGGGTGCAGGTTTCTTTGTTTGATGAACTACATTAGTAGGTTGCTTTGCAGCTACATTACCATCATCCTCAAAATCTGCTTCTAGATTAAGCATAGCTTGAATGTGATATCTTCTCATGTAAGTTATGCCTGATCCAATTTGTTGTGGATTGCTACTGGCAGTTCCAATAGCTGATCTTGATTGTATTGATTGACCACTAGGTAAGTGAGTTAAAATAGTAGTCAAAAAGTTTAAACCATCTTCATAAGTTACTGTGTAATACAAAGATAGTTCATTCTTGTTTAGTGCTTCTTTACAAGATTTAAAGATATCATCTAATGTAGAAAAAGTATGAAATCCTCCATCTTGTGTCTTAAAGAATTTATTCAAACCATTTCTTTCTAATGGCTTAAATTCTTGTCTTGCTTTTTGTAGTGCTGATAGCAAGTAATCAGTTCTTATCGTTTCCATTTAAGTTCCTCTCTAAAGTATGGAATGTCCGCGACCTCGCAAACATTCTTTTACTAAGTGATGATAACTATACTCTAAGTTACCAGTTAATAAAAGCATAGATGAAGATAACAAACCTGTATTCTCTTTAGCTAAATCTTCGCAGCTATATTTGTCATCTAAATATCTCATGCTTACTTCTTCTCCTTTACCGCCTCTTGGATCGTGGATTATCTTGTTCGTGCAAGACATCAGGATAAGAGTAAGTAGTAGAATACATAGCTTTCGCATATTTATAGTCCTCCTTATTTACTAATGGTATTTTTAACCAACCATCTCTGTT